TCCATCATGACTCAGATTGTTTTCAGTATCAATCCAACCACCGATCAGACCGTCTGATAGACGTCTGATTCGATGCATTGTGTGTCCATAAAATTCTTTCGTTTCACCAGTAAATTCGTATTTTTTCATTTTCAAATCTCCTTTATAATCCAAGCATTTCTGTATATTCTTCATCTGAAAATAAATGCTGATATTGATACGAATTCAATTCCATATTTTTCAAATCAGCATTTACTTTTTGTAACTCATTAACAGCATACAACAAATTAATTGTAACAACAACTGATAATAACAATAAAATCCATTCTTTCATTTTCAAATCTCCTTATTTATTTTCATTATAATATATATATCGGCATTTGTATACAAAAAGTTTAATGTTTTAAAATAAAAGTGGTCTACAGACATAAACATCTGTAGACCACTTTTATAAATAATATTAAATAAAATTATTGGCTTTAGTGACCAACCCGTTTAAACCAATTTGTCTAAAATAATTTCCAATTACTATAGCATTTTTTCGTTTAAAGTCTTTACTAACTCTTTCATATTCTTCACCTATTCCATTCCATATACGAGCCGGAATAAATTGTTCTGTTAACATGATAAGCTTTTGATTTCTTTCATAGTTCTTTCTAAAAATAGCATCCTCTATCATCATTTCTTCAATACCATTCGAAAGAAATTCTGTTATCTTTTTATCACCGCAAGCTTTTTGGCGCTTATTTTCATTAACAAATGTGTCATCATCAGAAAGCACATTTGGAATGCCATCAGAACTATCACCTTTCAATATCATCTTTTGAATAAACAAATCACGATTTTCGCAACTAATGATCTTTTGTTCGAGATGTGAATATAGACAAACCTTATTACTTGTTAATTGCTGAAAGTCTTTATCCCCGCTAACAATATACACTTTGCTAATCATATTATCTTTTTCAAATTTGTGCGCCAAATAGCCAATAACATCATCAGCCTCAGCATCTTTTACTTGAATAACTTTATAATTCAAATTTACAATATCTTTTTTCAAAGCGTCAATACATTTAAAAATCAAATTGTATTTAAGCGGATCATCAGCTCGTTTCATATCGCGCTGAGCTTTATAAAATTTAAATTCTTGTTTACGCCAAGATTTATCATCAATGGCTAGAATAACTTCATTAACTTTTAAACTAGAAACAACATCGCCCAATTTATTTAAGACACTATGTTTGAAGAATGTAATCTTATCTTCTTCCGTTTCAAGCTGATCATCTTTTTCAACATTTCCATAGAATTGCGCAAAACAAATAGGTGAAAAGTCAATAATGGCAACATGCAAATTCATTAATTACTTCCTTTATATATGGAGATCTAATCTCTGGGCTTCATCCTGATCGAGTTGGATAGTAGTAGATTCGGATTTTTCAATAATCCTAGATTCTGTTTTTATTGTCTTATATCTTTTATAGTATTTTATAATATCAGACATGTCGTATACAAATCGTTTATCATCACACCGAAAATATGTTTCATACCAATTATTAACAATACTATAATTCTGATTTTGTGATAGTTTTTTATTAGTGTATAATCTTTCTTTTAATTCTTTTTCTAATGCTCTAATCCAACTTATATCTCTTTCTGGAACAACAATCTTAAATAGCCAATTATACAATTTTTGATACGTGCTGATATATGGCTTATAATTTAATAATTCTTTAATAAAATCATTAACCTCATTTATATATGAATCGACGCATTCATTCATAAGTTTATCATATTGACGTAATACCATTGGAACTTTAAATGTAATTAATTGCATATATCACCTATATTCTGGATAATCGAAGCCAACAAATTCATAGCCTGGCATTATTGTCAAAACATTTATATGTTCGTTTAATAAAATTTCACTTAGCCAAAACGTTCGCTGTAATAATCCTCCTTCTGAATTTTTATAATGACATACTATTTGCAAATCTTTTTTGAACATATTAACATCTTCTTTAACATGTTTTTTTATTAGTTTAATTAATTTTATAACAATATTTGTTCCACTACTCCAACTCATTTTTATCTCCTTAAAAATAATTATTCAAATCATTACTCTCAACTTGTTCGATCTTATCATCTTTTACATCAAAAGTAACTGAAATTTTTTCAAACAACCAAAATTCATCGACAATAGGAATATTCAAATCTAAAGCTTTTTTCTTTTTGTTTGAATTGAATGATGAATCTTCTTTTGAACCAATTATCAAACAATCTGTTTTTTTACTTACTGATCCACTACATTCACCTCCATTTCTTTTGACCATCAACTCTAATTCATCTCTGGATTTTGTGGCAGCGCCAGTTATAACGAACTTCATTCCGGATAATACTGTTGATTGCGCCGTCTCTTTCTTAACAATAAATAATTCATCTATTTGATGCAATAATGCCTGATTTTTGTTGATGAATTCCATAATATTTTCTGCAACAACATCGCCAATATTCTCAATACTTCTGAGCATATTAAAATCGCAAGACATGAAATCGGAAATTGTTTTAAATTGGTTACCAAGTTTTTCACTGGTTGTTTCTCCTACATCTGGTATTCCTAGACTTGCAATGATTAGTTTAATGGGCTGAACCAAAGCTTTTTGAATGTTATTGTAAATTTTAGAAGCATTTGTTTTTCCCATTTTATCCATGTGCAGCAATTGTTCATATGTTAGTTTAAAAATATCAATCGGTCTAGAGATCAATTTATTATCAATTAGTTTTGCAATAATTCCCTCACCAACATTATCAATTTTAAGAGTTTTAACAAAGTGCTCAACTCTTGCTGCTAATTTACCAATACAATTTTCATTTGTACAAATCAAATATTCAGCTTCAATCTTTTTTATTTGAGTTTGATGATGACATATTGGACATGTTGTTGGAATTTCAACATTTTGAACTGTTTTATTTTCAACAACTTTGTTGATATAAGGAATAATATAACCAGCCTTCTCTATTTCTACGAAGCATCCAGGCACTACTCCAAGTCTACGCAATTGAGTTATATTATGAATGGTTGCTCGTGATATTGTAGAGCCTTCTAAATCAACAGATTCTAATTCAGCAACAGGTGTAATTCTATCTCGTCCGCATTGCCATGTTATTGATTTAACTTTTGTGATTGCTTTTTCCTGTTTAAATTTGAAAGCTTTTGCCCAAACCGGGCAATCACTTGTATATCCAAGAAGTTCGCGGTCTTTCATAGAAGCTAATTTTATAACTGCTCCATCAACCATATATGGTCTATTTTTATATGTTTTGCTTTTCTGATATTCATCAATTGTTTCAACAACTTTGGCGAAATTGTATTTTTCGTTGTTTAAGCTTATTCGTTTACCAGTAGCATCAAAAATTTCAAACAGCATGAATTGAACATATCTGTTTCTAACAACCGTAGAATCTAAACTTTTAATAGTTCCTGAAACAAGATTTCTTGGATTCTTGAATGCATTATTTTCTTGTTTGCATACTTTATTGAATGATTCTTTGAAAATAATAAATTCGCCACGAATTTCGCCAGTAAAATCATTTCCAATAACTTTTAATATATCATTATAATTCCAGATCATTTTTGCATTTTCGGTAATATCATCTCCAATGCGTCCATCACCACGAGTAGCAGCGCGTTGAATAATACCATTAGCAATGTGAATAGATCCCGAGCACCCATCGTATTTATCTTCTATAACCATTTCAATTTGATCTAGAGGACGATTTAATTTTTTAGAAATTGAATCTGCCCACTTAGTGAGTTCTTCAATTGAATAAACATTTTCAATTGATCCCATGACTCTATCATGTTTTACTTTTTTGAATCCATCTACTAAGACCGAGCCAATCTTGTTTAACGGAGAATTTGATGTTACAAATTCAGGATATTGTTTTGAGAGTATCTCAAGCTCTTTCTTTGTCTTATCGAATATCTCATCCGATACAATTGGATTATCAAGAACTCGATATGCGTATTCATATTCATTGACGAGATTTTCAAGTCGAATTATTTCTTGATTCATTTTAATATTTCTCCTTTATTTATTTTATTACATTTTTGAATTATTTTCGAAATTCTTAATTCGTGATCTTCTCTTACTTTTTGAAATTCTTCATACTCGACATCTATTTGATTATAAAGAGCATCTAGATATTTTTTTCTAAGAATTTCAATATTTTCAACGCTATTATCCATTGTATACATAAATGGATATAGTCTGCGATCAAGTTCATATAAGCATTCATTTAAGTCAGACTTCTTAAATGAAAAATATCTATCATTGTAATATCGTGTTGGCGTTTCATCAACATCGAAACGAAATATACTAACATTTCCATCATCTCTAAAGTGAACTTCAAACATAATCAATCTCCTTTATTGAATTATAATATAAATTTGTAAAAATTAATTAGTCTAGGTCGAATTTAAATCCTGGAAGTTCACCAGTTCCTCGTCCATCAAAAGCTGGATCATGATGAATAACTGGATTTGCATCTAATTCTTTTTTAGCTTCAGACCACTTAGACGTTATTCTACTTCCACTAGAAGAAAATGGATCAAAACTTGGATCTTTCATTTCTTCTTCTGCCCATCTCATAATGTTTTCCAATTCTTTTCTTCGATATTCGTTCATTTCAAATCTCCTTTAATCTTTTTTTAATATGTTTATATCTTATAACATTTTTCACAATATGTAAACAAAAAAAAAATACCAACTTTTGGTTGGTATTAAAATAATCTGTTTCACCAGGAGTGCTAATCCCATAAGTGCTCAAAATACTTATAAAAATAATACTTTCCTTTTTTATATGCTTGTTTCTTCATCAAAGCTATATTATTCTTTGTATACAAAAATGAATCATTATCAGATGCTTTAAGCTTAAAGAATACTAACATATATCTGAGTTTTATTTTCCAATCATCAAAAGTCAAAGATCCTGGATATGAGTGAATTGAATCAATGAATGCTTTTAATCTTGGAATAATAAAACTAGATATTGTAGCATCCAAATTCCATATTTCTTCATAGCTAAAATGGTTACGTTGTAAAAACAATAACTTATTATGATTAACCGATTGACAACAATCTGATGTTTTGATACAATATTCATTATATTTAAGTTGACATTCTGTAACATTATCAACAGAAGAAAACTTTTCACATGTTTCACATTTATTGCAAATATCGCAATTTTCATTTATATCGAAAACATTATTATATGATGGAAACAAAATTTTACTTGGAATAAATTTAATTGGATCAGAATCTTTAAATTCTGAAGTAATGACTTGAACAACTTTAACTGGTTCAGAATATACTTCATAATATTCTCCATCATTATCCAAAACAGAACATTTGAAGCATAAATAATTCTGATAAGATTGATTAAGTAAAGGTGCTTGTTCTGTGTGTCCACAAATTGGGCATATATAATCAATAAAAATTTTATGATTCATGATTTACCAAACTTTCGATGTATTTTCCATCAATATATTTTATTATAAACCACAACTTGCCTTTATTAATTTTTTCTGATATCATATATCCCAAATGATAAAGATCATGATTCGGTAAAAATAATATGTGCCAATTGCTAAATCCATACACAACACCATTTTTTTGAGCTATGCAAACCGCATGTCCGGAACATTTTGAATTCATAACTGTTACAATATAAACATTTGAATAGCCAAGTTTTGGTAATAACAATTCGCAAAAACTTGCAAAATCATCACAATCGCCAACTCTATCTTTTAGAAACATCAAAGGATGCTTGCTATAATCAATTAAATCTGACCGATATGTAAAATAATTTCTAATCCAATGTTGCAACTCTACTGGTGTTTTTTCAAACAATCGTTGATCATCAATCAAATTTTCAAGATCCTCATCAGTTGAAACTCTATCCAATAAACAAAAGAATGCATACAAAAACATTGAATATATTGAGGACAATAAACTAATAAATCGAACAGTGTAGATTAACATCTTATCCATGATCTCAACTCCTAATATAAAAAGAAGAGCTTAGATATTATCTAAGCTCTTCTTTAAATCAAATTTATTTATTCAACAGTTCCATTGGTATAAATAACATACCATTCAGTGCCATTGAACATCATCATAACTCGTTCGGTAAGATTTGACATTGTAATAGTTGTACCACTAGCAAGATGAGCTGGTGTAATTACAAGTGTATTGGTTGCAAGTGCTTGTGCATGGTAGAATACTGTAAGCATCTGACCATTAACACCATCTGCCACGGTAAGAATGTCACCAGCTGCAGTTGTAGAAACATTCAAAACAGAAGCATCGAGAGTAGCTGGAGCTGAAGCAGCAGTAATTGCAACGGTATCAACATCAACAACAAGTTTATCAACATTAAGATCTGTGATATCAGCATCGTCTGCTGTTACAAGAGCAAATGGAGCGCTTGCTGAGCCATCAGCAATAACAGGAAGAAGCTTAGTCCAATCGCCTTTTGTTGTTGAATTTGCTCTCCAAATTGAACCATTAGATGTGTTCATATAAAGATCAGCATCAGAAGTTGGTGTAATAGAATAAGGATTGCCAATGCCATAGCTAGTAGCGGCCAAAACAGTAACGACACTTGCCAGAACGAGAATCAGAGTCAAAAAATACTTTTTCATTTATAAAAACTCCTTAAAATGTTTTAATTACAAATTTTTCATACTTATTTATTTACTTAAATAAATTTATCCAAATAACGTCTATTCTGTTCAAGAACATTAGAACTTAGTTTATCATAAGAGTTAAAATTATCAATAAGGTTTGCTCTCCAGTTTGATACCAAAGATTTCATATATCGAACAACTTCGTTCATTAATTTTGCTCTAGCTATTCTTATACCAACTTGAAGATCAAATCCATCGTTATGGCTACATTCCGCCTTACCATACATATTATTCAATTCTGGAAACTTTTCAACAATCTGACTACTAAATCTAACAATAATAGTATTATCAGATTTATAAACTTCTAATGGATTTACTGATTTGAAGTCATAAATACTAAGAACACCAATAGTAAGTTCATTTGCAAAGCAACGATTTAAGCTATTCAAAACATGAACGTGTTTTTTAGAAAACTTTGTATATTTCATTTATTAATCCTTTATTTACCAAGGAAGAGATTCATCTTCTTCGTGATTAGAATCATCAGCAATGGCCTCATTTGAAAATTTTTCTTCAACTTTATCCATTGCTTCTTTTTCTTGTTTCTTTTCTTCCTTTTTAACAGCTTCTTCTTCTTTTACACGTTTTGATTTATCATCAATTGATTCACCATGATTAATAGAATGAAACGTATTCCATNNAACGTATTCCATTTTTCAATCATTTCATCATTTGAAATCAATCTGGATCTATCTGGCTCGAGATCAAACAACTGATTAAAAATTGCTTCTATTTCTGTTTCAGTTTTTGCAACTGGAGTTTGTTCCGCTTCAAAACCAGATTCACCATAATCGCTAAAACCATTTTTACCCTTAGAAATGATGATGTTGAAATTTTTTCCTTCCCAAAGATCATGAATCATTTCTGGCTGTCTAATCAACGAACCATCTTCATCTTTTGGTGGAAAAAGTTTATTGTTAATTTTTTTAACAAGTGTATCAGCAAGATACATTTTCTTAACATGTCCAACACAATCTGGCTGAGACTTATCTTTTACAACGAGAACATTAACAATATTTGTTGTTGATCGATATTCAGGAACTTTTGGAAATTCAACGCCATTTTCTTTTTGTCTATTCCATTCAGTTCCAGCAATCTGACACATATCACAATCTTTCATTGAACCGAATGTCGATGGGCACAGAAGATACAAACTCTTATTATTAATTCGTGCTTTATGAGCTCTAACCGTCTGAATAGGATGTTTACTAATATCTTTTTGAGGAAGAAATCTAACTACACAATTACCATTGCCATTTGCATCGAGTTTTGGAAAGTAGATGCTATCATCTTTTTTAAATTTGTTTTCCTGATCTTCGCGCATCTTTTCAAAGTTACCGGCCATTTCATTTCGTTTCTTTTTTAATTCTTTAAAGTCCATTTTTAATTCCTTTTTAAATTGGTTTTTAATGCTTGTTTATTATAAGTTTTTTAATTGTTTTTTAATATTAAATGTTGGCCTCCTTCAATTTACTTTTCCATAGAATATGTGTAGTTTCTTTTGGCATTTTATTTAATGTTTTTAAAGTAATTATAATGCTATCATCAATAAATTTTCCATATACTGGATGACCGTATTCATCATCTTTTAATAGACCACTACGAAAGCTTTTCAAAAAAGTATTCAAATCGTACAATTCTTCATGATTCATACATACCTCTTTTTAAAAATACATTAGCAGTGCCGGATATCGGACTCGAACCGATAAGAGATTTCTCTCGAGTGATTTTAAGTCACTTGCGTATACCAATTTCGCCAATCCGGCATTTCATCAGGGCCATCTGGATTCGAACCAGAATAATCAGAGTCAAAGTCTGATACACTAACCAATTATGTTATAGCCCTTTGGTTTTGTTCATCAACCTTATGAAAATTATTATATCATACTCTCATAATTTTTAATAATTTTTCTAACTATAATTTTAATTTTATCGAAGAACTTTTTTCTATCATTATTTATTGAGTATTTACAATAATCGAAGAATCTTTCCATAATTGGATCTGAGACAATTAAACCGACTTCTGGTGAACAATAGAACAAGTCTATTGGCTGAATATAATTAAAAATATAACTGTTGTGTGTGATTTCAGACCACAAATTATCAGATTCAATCATTAATTTTATTGTTGTAAAATCATTATCGATCATCATAAACACATAAGCAATAATACCATTATAAATGCTTTTCATTTTAGCAGCATTAAATGTTATATGATCAGTTAAATTTGTGATAATAGAAAACTTTCCATCATTAAGAATATTGTTCATTATCAGCAATTCATAATTATCTTTAAAAACTTCTCTCATATAAGCTAATTGAACCAATATGCTAGATGAACAAAAACCATTTATATTCAACAAATTAGAAGAATCATTAAATGTTTTTATTTCTTCTTTGGTGATCTCGCCCTTTAAATATAATGAAACATTATTGTAAAGTATAAATGCATATTGTTCTTTATAGTTCATTAAAAATACTCGCTAATTGAAATGGTTTGATGATCGTTTTCGTGGTTATTAAGCAATTTAAATTTTTTTGAATTCTGCTCTAATACTAACAATAAACCTTTAAAGTTTTTAATCCATTCTCCAACTTCGACAGGATCAACTTCTTCTTTAATACATATTTCACCTATGCATTCAGACAGTGGATGATCTTCTGTCATTTGACCAATAGCCTTCTCAATGATCTTCATAAATTTATGCTCTTGCATTATTTATTGCTCCAGTTATTATTTTTTCAATCAACTCAAAATAAAAATCGGTGATTTCATCATTAGTTATAAAACAATCTACTAAATTTATTCCACCAGCATTTTTATGCCCTCCAATTGTATTTATTTGAGTCATAGATTCAATAGATTTAAATATGGGTGTCAAATCATCATCTTTTGAACGAATACTTATCTTTAATCTATCGCTAACAATAAAATAAAAATCAAATCCGGGGTAGTTCAATGTTATTTCATTGATGTATTTATTTGCATATATTAATAGAAATCTCTTATCATGTAATGTTACATCATATTGTTCGCACTTTTCAAAATACTCTTGTATATTCTGTTTATATTTTTTAAACAATGGTTTAAATGCATTAACTTTTGTATCATCATATCCATTTTTAAACATATCAACAAACGAATTAAACTTTCTTTCCCAAAAAATGTAATTCAATATTTGAGATTCTTCTTCTTTTAATTGCCACAAATCATAATCATTTGTTAAATAAGCTAATCGTTTCAAACTATCTGAAAACGTTTTATCCTTAAAAAACTTCAATACGTTTCCAGCAGCGCAAAACTTATCATTAATATATATTTTAACTTTATCTGTGCTTTTGTTTTTATGTTCTAATGAACTTTGATGATGATCAATCCAAAGAATATTATTATTAGAAGCAAGCATATTTCTAACATGATATTCATCAAGACTTAAATCTGTTATGATAAGACATTTTTCATTCATGATATATTCATCTAAAACATCATTTATAGTGTTGTAACCAATAGCCTTAACAACCAATTGTTTAATAAACGTTTTAAGCAGAATAGCGCAAACTGCTCCATCAAGATCGTAATGTGTAACCAATTTCATTATTCAATCTCCTTAAATTTTAAATATACACCTCGATGTATTTTTTTAATAAAATAGTTTACATATTTCAAAAACTAGTGTATTATTAAATTATAGATAAAACAAAGGAGATTTGAAATGAATGAATTAAATCTTACTGAACTTGAAAAAATCGTTATGAACTGTGTTATAAAAGAATGTTTTTATGATAATGGATTCGCTTCAACTCCATGGCTAGATTGTTTCCTAGCTACAGTTAAATCAATCACAACATTTGAAACTAAAATAACACGTGCAATCATATCTTCATTATCAAAAAAGAATATGATTTCAGTTGGTGGTGACGGAAGAGATAAATTCTTCGAACTCGAAGAAAATGGAAAAAAATATCTCTTAGAAACAAAACAGGTTGATGCTAATGGTTATCCCATAAAAGGAGAATGAATATGGAAGTTTATGTTATAATAGTCAATGGAAGAGTATCAATTGAAGGATACGATTCTGAGGATAAGGCAATAGCATTTATTGAAAGTCGATCAGATCATCCTGAAAAAATAAATGGATGGTTATATAAATCGAAACGGAATCAATATACAATACATTCAATAGCAATTAAATAAAGATAAAAAGAGCTTAATCTAATAAATTAAGCTCTTTTTGTTTATTTTTGTTCTTTTAAAAACTTTTCCCATAATTCTTTGACTGTTAATTGATCTAACAATTTTGTTTGTTTTTCTATCCAATTGGCAAATTTTGGATTATCAAACATCTCCATAAAACCCATCATCTTATCGTAAACCATTTCTTTGACTATTTTTTGTTCGGTATAATCTTTAAATGTTTTCATTATTTTTGCTCCAATTTATTTTGCCACGCCCTTTAATAAATCCGTTTGGAATTATATCTGTTTCTGATAACATTACTGATTTATTAGTTTCTGGATTATAATACCATTTTTTATTTTTTGTGTGTCCGATTGTATTTTCCGAAGTATATCTTCCCAAAATAAATCCATCTGGAATATTATTTCCTTCTTTTATTAATTTATTTTCATGTGTGAATGGATTATAATAGCATCTACTATTTTTATTAGTGTCCTTTTCAGGACGCCCTTTAATAAAGCCGAAAGGAATCTCTTGATCAAATAAAATTCTTTTAGAAATATTAGTTTCTGGATTATAATACCAAATCCCAGGATCATAATTCGTAAGGCTTTGACTAATTTTTATACGATGATTTAAAGATTTTGGTTTATTAATATGTGTTTGACTAATTTTTTGGCGTGTTTCGTCACTTACATAATGTTTCATTTGAGAGCGACTCATTTTTTGTTTAGTTTCATATGTATGTTTTTTGCCTAACTGAACTTGTCTAAACTTTTCTTTAATTTCGTCCGAATATGTTCGTCCCTTAATACTTTTTGATAGATTTTTTCTATGCTCAGCTGTGAAAATTCTGTTTTTAAGAATAATACTTAATTTTTGACGTGTTTCTTCGCTAATACCTTTATGATTTCCACCACTTCTAAGATTATATCCATTAGGCGCTAAACAATTTTCTTTTATAATCCAATCGTATTCTTTTTGATTAAGTTCGCTTAAAGAATATGCTATGCCGATCTCTTCAACTATAAAGTTTTCTATTCCATATTTACGCATAGATCGATGAATATAATTTTTTGAATTATGATTTGCGCCAAACATATGAGCGTTAAATCTTTGTTTGATAGTTTTAGTCGTTTGTCCGATATAAATTCTTCCTGTAATCATATTAGTTATCTTATAAATTCGACCATAGATTTTATCAGAAAAATAATCATTTAAGTTTACAATTTCTTCATTCTGTAGTATATTATTCATATAGCAATTAACTCCATAATAGTTGATTGTTATGAGAGATAGTAGTTAGTAGCTACTATCTCTCATTTTTATTATTTACTAATTAATATTTAATCAAAAATTTCAGTTTGGCATTTGATATCATCATTGAAATTTAATTTCAATTTAACTAAAACAAAATCACTTGGTATAGGAGCATAACCGCCTTTTGCGGCATATCCATGACAAGAAGTTTTCAAAGCAGATCCACAACCTATAAAATATTGAATAAATTCTGAAATTTGATCTTTTTGATTTAAATATCGAATAATTTTTCTGCTACAAATATTTATATGATGGTGTCCAACAAAAAAGATATTGCTAAGCGGTGCTCTAAAATGCAATTTTTCAATAGAATTTAATTTTGTTCCACTAGTTCCAGAACCGCCGGTGCCATGATGAATAAATAATGCTATTGATCTCTTAGTATTTTTATTTTTTTTGCTTGTTAATTTTAAATTAAAAAAATATTCATTTTTCTGATAAGGAATATCTAAATTCATTGCAATAAGTGCTGATATATCAACACCTGTAAATTTTTCTGTTCTATATTCGTGATTACCACTAACTGATAATAGTATCTTATCTTTAATTGGTTTTAATAAATTTACAATTTGTTCAACTTGCTCTTGAACTTGATATTTTTGAGTATGGACTGCATTAATTTTATTATCATATACATTATTTTCAATCAAATCGCCTAACAAAATTGTATAACAATTATCATTATTTTTAATATAGTCAATTGCTTTATTGATTAATTCTTCATCGCATTCTTTTGAACCAAGATGCAAATCCGAGAGTGGTAATAATTCTACTTCAGTATCATCAATTATCTTAACATTTTCTATTTTCATTTTTAACACTTACTTCCTTTCCAGGACTACAGTATCTATCCCGATCAATATCCATTATCCAACCACTTTCTTCATTTTCTATTGTGAAAGCTTTTCCTTTGTTTTCTCTGCACCATCTACCAATTGGATGACCGTAAAAATTCTGATACCATTTTCCTTTATCTCTATTATAAAAACCAATCTTATGAAACATATCATTGCTAACTTTAAAAACTGGTTTGCCAAACAGCAATCGATCTGGTTGCGCTATATCTGCAGATTGTGTAGGAATCTCCCCTTCTTCACACACATAATCAAAAAATGAATCTACTATTTGGATCAATTGCGATTCACTAGTAGACTCATTCTCTCCAATAATGTTTTTAAAAATTCCTGTTACATAGCCCCAGAAATTTTCATCAGTTTCTTTTCTATCTTTAAGAGCTATCTCTTTTGCTTTATCCCAGTATGATTCTAACTTATCAATTGATATTCCAGATTCTTCTGACATTTTTTTAATGTATGCTGTTGGCATATATAAATCATCCTTTTTGATATTTTTTCTCAATTAACCAATTTAAAACAATTCCTTCAACTGGAACTGTTGTTTCGGTAACAATATTTGAACTATAATTGCATGATTCATCTAGAGCTTCAATAAATCCATCAGTTAAAAATTCTTTAAAAACTTTATGACGAATAATTCCCTTATTAGGAACATACTTCATAAATGTTATTTTAATCTTTCTAATTAATTCATCAAAAACATTATACACTTCTCGTTCTGAACTATTTGGCTCTCTTAGCTTATTTCCATTTTCATCAATAATTCCGAGCTGATATGCTCTCCAATAATGAAAAGGTTTTAAAAGTAAAAGCTTCATTTTTCTCTGCAAATACAATTCAAACGATTCAAACATTTTTTAAATTCCTTTGACGATCAAATCGATAGCTTCATCATAGTTGATATTATACTTATTCATAATCGAATCTATTTGTGTATCATGCTTACTCATCAAATAATCTATAAAGTCTACCATTTTATCAGCATCTTTTCGAAATGCTTGAAGTAGATTTATTGCTTTTTGATCAGCCATAATAATTGTTTTAACATCCTTTTGAAAAGCTTTAACATCCTTTGATTCAAATACTAATTGACTAAAATTTATCATACTATTTCAATCCTTTATATCAATTTCCATGGAGCAAAATCATTCTTTTTAACTGTCTTGGCCATTTCATTACTTATTTCTTCATAGTGTTTTATACAAACATTGGAATACTGCATTGCTATATTCTGGCATCCTTTTATTGAACACATTCTTATATTTATATCTTCATCAAAATCATCTTCAATTATTGGTTCGTCATTATTCAAAAGTTTTTCTTTAAATTCATCATCTTGCCTTGCTTCTTTTCGTAACTTTTTTGCTTTTTTTGACAAAGTAAAGTTTCCTCTCTTTGTAGAACTTTAAGACCAATCAACGCCATCAACATTCAATTCTTTCATACGATTATTATTATTTACTACATTAACCCTTGTTTTAATTTCTGGTTCATCATCATTGGATGTATTGAATTGAGTAGTATCTGAGACTGTGCATATTGAAAAATCATGTTCTACTAAAAATTTATACCCCTTTAAATCGGAATAACGAAGTTTTAACGCTTTCCACATTTGTCTTTTTTGCTCGATTAATGCTGGAGTTTGAATAATAGCAAATTGGCTATCAACAGTCATTGGAACACCATAACTATCAGATGTATCATCTAAATTTAAATCTGAGGCACCTTCACCACCTCTGTTAGTTTGCGTAGCAGACCAACATGCCATATTATATTGACAAGCAAGCCCTCTAAGCTCTTCAGCAATTGCTTTACCTATTTCATATAACGAAGATATTTTAAACCTCGTAGACGTCATCAGATTTAAATAGTCAACAAAAATTATATCTGGTACAAAACCTTCTTTTGTTTTAAGAGCGTCTAATAATGCTCGAATGTGATTAACATTTGCCGTTGCCGTTGGATATTCTTTAACATATAAATTAGATTTTAACGTATCAGCAAAATCTTTCATTTTGCCGCAATACAATTCTTTACTTAACCTTGGAACATCATTAATTGGAATCTTCAAAAAGTTTGCATCAATTCTTTGTCTTATATTCTCTTCTGACATTTCGCATGTAACATATAAAACATTATATCCACGCCTCAAATAGCCAGAAGCTAAAGACACCATTGCTGAAGTTTTGCCCGTGTTTGTTGGAGCCAATAATAGGTTTAAAGTCTTTCTTTCCACTCCGCCATCACAACATAAATTTAAAGCGGATATATGTGATTCAAATTTCTCTTTTGTTTCATTATAAAAATCAAATTGTTTTTCATAATCTCTAAGAAATGAATTGCCTATTGATTCATTAAAGTTAATCGCGAATACAGCTCGCATCTTATCGAGCATATCATCCAATGGTTTATTAGATCCAACACGTTCAGCGCTTTCTGATATAACTAATTTAAAAGCTTCTGTTCTTATCCATTTCTTTGTTTCATTTGTCAGCCATTCTAAATTATAATCAGTTGGAGCTTTAATTTCTTCTACGTATTCAATAACTTTATGATATGTATCCTCATTGATTTCAATATCATTACCCATTTCAATGAGTAATTCATTCCAATGTGGCATAGCCATATATTTTTGAAAATAATTGGCTGTATATTTATAAATTAACTTGGTTTCATTATAGCTAAAATAATCACTTTTTAAAAATGGTAAAAATTCTGATCCATAGTTCGTATTGTTGATGATGTTTTGGAAGATGACTTTTTCGAACATACAATAAGATCCTTTAAAACAAATGAGAATTAGTATACCATAATATACTAATTCTCATTTGTTTAATTGTTATTTTGCGACTGTGTCCAAAACCTTTTTCTGATTCTTTCTAATCAATTCAAGATGTTCTTCTTCAGAAATAAATGGCGGTATTTCTTTTTTAATTTCTTCATCATGAATTAGTGCTAATTTATCATCAGCATCAAACATCATAGCAATATTCTCTTCATTCATATTTATTGCAAGATGTTTTGCAGCTTTGAAAGGTATCATTTTAACATATTTATCTATCCATTGCACAACAAAAACATTAGAAAGAGAAAGATATCCGGTCAATGAATTATCATTAACATCTGCAATAATATCAATGTTTGGGTGTTTCAATACTAATACACGTTTCATGGAATTCTCCTAAATTTAAAGTAAGATAATTATAACTCAAGATATGTATTTTTAATTAAACATTATCTCCCCATAACATTGTTGCAACTTTTGTTTCACCAATATTTCCATCTTCGTTTAAAATACCAATATATTTATTATTTGTGAGATAATCAAAATTTTGCATTAATAATGCTGGAGATAAAATTTCTCCACTACCAATTAAATAAACCGTTATATATGGCAATCCATAATGCGCCGCGGCTAAAAACATATTATTAGCAGAAATATCAATACCCAAACCAGTATTTGGTAACATCAAATTTGCGGTCTCATTAAATTCGTATCTACTGGTTGTTTCATTCCACAAATACATTTTTATTCTTGAACCACCTGAATGTACAATTCCAAGTATCTCTCCATCATTTGAGAATGCTACGCCATACACAATTCCTTCTGGTATTGTGTCAATTGTGTTATTTAGTTCAAATCTGTTATTCAGTTCATTCCATGTATAAGTATTTAAATACGGAGAAGAAATGTAGCCAACTGCCAAATCATTTCCATTTAATGATAAATCAACATCGCGAACTGTAGATGCTGGGTACGTATTTGGGGCTGCAGTATTTTCATACCTATTATTTATTGAGTTCCACTTGTAAGTGAATAGATAAGGAGAAGAATCTCCGCCAACAGCTAAAAATTGTCCATCAGCTGAAATAGATACGCCATATCCATTGACGGTTGGAAATGTTGAACTAACATTTGCTGTTTTGATATATTGAGTTTCTAAAACATTTAATTTATATGTTGAAATACATGGCGATGATGTATGAGCAATAGCTAAATATTGGCCATCTGCTGAAAGTGCAGCTCCAATTCCATTCCCAGCTGGAATGATGTCCGGTTGTGTTAACAATTCATATCTATTATTTCCAACATTCCATTTGTATGTACGAACATAAGGTGATGTTGAATGCGAGATAGCTAAAAATTGACCATCTGAAGACATTGAAACACCGCGACCGGCTCCAGCCGGAAGAACACTTGGGGCATTTGTAACTTCATACATTAAACTAGATTCATTTAATGTATATGTTTTTAAAAATGGTGTTGTTTCGATGGATATTGCTAAATAATGTCCATCGGCTGATATTGATATACCAAATGTGTTATTTGGTAACACACTAGCTGGAGCTGTCATTTTGAGCGGATGTTCTATATCATAAATAATACTTTTGGCCGCTATAACATCGCCCTGTAATAAATTTTCGCCAAGCACAACATCTTTTAAAAAAGTATTATTTATTTCGTAACCTCCGCCACCGCTTCCTCCGCCTATCAAACCATGTAAATATTGATCGCTTAGCATGATTATATTATTTCTCCTCTTTTCCAAAACATTGTAGCGGACCTGGTCGTACCAACATTTCCATCTTCATTCATTAATCCAATATATTTATTTATTAACATCTTATTTGTGTCTAAATTATTAATAGATATCGCCGACTCCAAAACTTCAGTTAATGAAACTAGATAGGCCGTTACAAATGGAGTTGTTACATGTCCGTCAACAAAATGTTTTCCATCTGCTGATATTGATAATCCATAACCAGCGCCCGTTGGGTTTAAATCCTGAACCACTGATTGTTCATACCTATTGTTAGATTCATTCCACTTATACGTTGCAAGATACGGCGAACTAAAAAGACCAATAACTAAAAATTGTCCATCTGCTGTCATAGCATTTCCTCGGGTACTAACAGATGGATATACATTTGGATTAGCAGTTGCTTCATATCTATTGTTTATTTCATTCCATTTATATGTTAATAAATAAGGAGAATTTAAACAACATAATGCTAAAAATTGGCCATTAGCTGATAGCGAGCAGCCATAAACACTTCCGCCCGGAATAACATTAACATTTGCAGTGGCGTCATATCGATTTAAAGTATTATTCCATTTATACGTGATAATATATGGTGAATCTGTTGAAAATCCAACCGCTAAAAATTGGCCATCGCCTGACATATCGGTGGCGAACGCGTGATTGCGCGGTTTATCAGACATTATTGGTGTTGCAGCATATTGATTATTTAATTCATCCCATTTATAAGTTTTTAAAAAAGGATCAAAATTATGCGTGATTGCTAAAAATTGCCCATCTGATGATATTGTGATACCATTTGCACCTCCGGCCGGATTTTCATTTGGTGCTGTTGTAATTTCATATCTATTATTTAATTCATTCCATTTATAAGTTTTTAAAAATGGCGTTGTATCATATGCCACAGCCAAAAATTGTCCATCAGCAGATAATGCAGCTCCATAACTTGCTCCGGTCGGTAAAGAATTTGGAGCACTAGTGACTTCATATCTATTATTAGATTCACTCCACTTATACGTTTTTAAATATGGGGATGAAATGAATGCTATGGCTAAAAATTGACCATCGGCCGATAATGAGGATCCTCTGACCGTGTTTGTTGGAAGCTCATTAACATCAGCGCATTTTAAAAATTGTGTAATATCTGAAATGATGCTAGTATTTATTATTGCATCGCCCTGTAATAAATTTTCGCCAAGCATAACATCTTTTAAAAAAGTATTATTTATGTCATACCCGTCTCCGCTCGAGCCTCCGCCTATTAATCCATGTAAATATTGATCGCTTGACATGCGTTATACCTCTTTATTTATAGATAATTGGTGATTAACATCATAACCAATCCAACCGAAATCGACATAGCCAGAAGATTTAAAGCAAATTTAATAAAGCTATTCATTTTTACTCCTCTGAAATATATAGATAACTTCCGCCATTTGTCCCAGCTAATATTTTATAATTAGACATTTTGCAAAAAACTGCTGGCGCGCCAATTAACGTTTTCTTAGTTGCATAATTCAAACTTGAATCATCACTCTTTAAAATTGAATCTGTTAAACCAATAATCGAATTAGTTGGTCCAATAGCAAGAGCTTCAGAAATTCGTGTGATTGCATCCATTGTTACTGTTATATCATCAGACCAGGTTACGCCGTCAGTGGTTGTTTTCATTATAATTGCTGATCCATTTGACAATATGCTATAAACAGTATTTCCAATTTTAAAAATCTGATTATAAATATTACCAGTTCCAGCGAATTGTAACGTTTGTGTTACAACATTTGTTGTAGTATTTATTGTGACTAATCGATAATAATTTGTTCCAGCATAAGTAAAAATCCAAGTATTATCATCTAATTTAATACCCGGAGAATGAATCCAAGTCGAAGCTCCAGTCGGACCCATTTCATATGTTGCTTGACTAAATACTTCTTGATCCATATCCATTTTAAACTTATAAACAACACCGCCATAAGTTTGTGAACAATACAAAATACTGGAGTCTATTCCTTCTCCTGCAATATGATAATTATTATGATTGACTGCGATTGTTGATCTGGTGAAAGTATCTGATAATGCTGGTTTAATCCACACTCCGTTATCATCAGCACAAGCAATTCTTTGATTTGAAATTTCAATAATTCGTCCGAATCTTGTTGCTAACGTTCCTGACAATGAACATTCGGTAAAATTAATCAAATTGCTTGTTTTATAAATTTTATTGCTCGTGCTTATATAAACAAATCCATCAGAGCCATCAACTATGCCATATATTGCTGAAGAAATTGGACTTGTAATTGCTGTCCATACAATTGTGTATAAAATTTCATTTGAAAACCTTATTCTTCAGTATAATATTGAGTTGATACCCAAGTTTCTCCAACCCATTCATCTGTTACTTCATCATAATTTTGAGTATAAACAGAAACGGCCAATACGAATAAAGTTTCGCTATATTCAGTTTGAGTTCTTGTTGTATATTTTGGTGTTGTTCCACCAGAAAGAACTGATGTTCTTCTCAAATTTACA